TAAAAAACGATTGCGCATCGCACTTCAGAAGGAGTTTAGAAGCGACCCCGTTAAGTTCTTTACGCACTTCGTTATTCCACTTCTACCTAAGCACCATGATATATCTGCTGCCGGTCTGGTGCCCACTCTCCTGGCTCCGCAAGATGTAGTTGTGAATATGTTTAAGACGGTTGTTCCTGATGCAAAAGTTCGGGTGCGTGTAAAATTAAAGGAGAGTACCTAATGCACTCAACAGAGGAAATAGACCTCATTCCTACAGGTGTTCTTGTAGATGCACTTGCAAAGCGGTTTGATACGTTTGTTGTATATGGATATAGACATAATGTAAAGGGTGAGGGCTATCATAGTATTTATCCTTATTGGAGAGGCAATGCTCACTTGGTATTGGGGGTACTTTCGGATATGTCATTCCGTGTAAGTCGGTGTATTTTACAGGCAGAACGACTCGCTAATAGGAATAGACCCCATGAGGGTTAAACATAGCTACGGCCCTGTAAAACCTCCGAGAAGGGTAGGCATTGCCGCGTCTAGAGATATTACTGAAGACGGCGGGTTGCCCCCAGCTTGGACTCCTCATAAGTATCACGCAGAACAAACATCCTTATGGACTAGTAAATCCCGTTTTGCGATTGTACCTGCTGGACGTGGTTCTGGCAAAACAGAGTTGGCTAAACGTAGGTTGATATGTTATTTACCTATAAAAAAAGAGTGGTCAGACCCCCGGTATGCCTATTGTGCTCCTACCTATGCTCAGGCTAAGCGTATTGCATGGCAACATCTACTTAGGTTATGTCCGAAGGAGTGGGTTTATGAAATAGATAGAAGTGAATTATGTATTAGGACTGTATTTGGTTCTGAGCTTTGGGTTGTTGGATTAGATGCCCCGCAACGTATTGAGGGTGTTCAATGGGATGGTATTGTAGTAGATGAATCCAGTGATATTAAACCCAAGACATTTGAGTTGACCATACTTCCAGCTCTATCATGGCGAAACGGATGGTGCTGGCGTATCGGTGTTCCTAAAAGATATGGTATAGGCGCAGCTGAGTTTAAGCGCACTTTTGATAAGGCCCGCAAGCATGAGCTTCCTGATACAGAGGCTTTTACTTGGAGTGCTGAAGGGATATTGCCTAAACGTACACTGAATAAGATAAAAAGTCTCGTAGATATGAAAGACTATCAGGAACAAATTGGAGGCGTGTTTGTGTCAGCTGCGGGTGGGATATTCTACAACTTTAACGAAGACTATAATATACGTCCTTGCCCCTATCGTCCTGATAAACCTATAATTATAGGTTCCGACTTTAACGTAGACCCTATGGCATGGGTGTTATGTCATAGGTTAGGTGATGGCGATTTAGATAATGATATATTGGAGGTGTTTGATGAACTATGGCTCCGTGATGCAAACACACAAGGCACTCTAAATATATTATATAATAAATACCGGACACATAAAGGTGGCTTTGAGTTTTATGGTGACGCTACTTCCAGGGCAAGGAAGACGGCAGCGAGTGCATCGGACTTCGCCATTATCAAGAATGATAAGCGATTTCTCGACTTAGGTAGAACGGTGCATTATTTAAGAAGTAACCCTCCGAAAGCGGATAGGTTTGCAGCTTGTAACGGGCTGGTTCTTAATGCTAATGGAACTAGAAGACTTTATGTAGACCCCCACTGCAAGCATCTAATTGACGACTTAACTAGTAGGGTATTTAAGGAAGGCACCCGTGAGCCGGATGACCAAGGCGACTCGGGACACCCGACAGATGCACTAGGATATATAATTTATAAGATGTTCCCGGTAACTGTCAATGTGGTAGGCACCTTTGCAGTGACGGTGACAGGTGAGTACGCCCCAGACTTGGGGAGAAATCGGTCTGTGCCGTCAGAGAAAAAGGAGTATGCACATGCGTAGAAATAGAATTAGGTTGAAGCTTGCAACACCAGATGCTGGCCCTGCCCCTATCGTCAAACGCAGCGATTCTAATGTAGCATTTCCTATGTTTATACCTTCTCGTAAGCCTATTCAACAGGGCCCAACACCTACAAATAAGACAGGCCCAGCAAGCTATATGGGTGAGGCACCGATTCAATCTGAGGAATCGGATGTAGTGCGTCCTGATGAATCTAGCGCAGAAATGACTGGCACCCAGAGGACTAGCGTCTTATCTTTTGGTGGTGGTTTGGCACCTAGTATGCCCGTCCGGTATTCAACATATAGAGATATTAGGAAAGACCCAACTATAGGGATGGCTCGACAACTGGTAGCTGCCAGCATTGTATCTGGTGCGTGGAGTACGGAAGTGGATGATGATGTACCGGATGATATAATTAAATCTGTTGAGGAAATTATCATGCCACTCCGGGATGACTATATGCTCTCAGCGCTGTTTGGTACAATGGACTTTGGGTGGCAGTCATTTGAGAAGGTATTTACCTATGATGAAGAGCGCGACCTGATTGTAGTCAAGAAGCTTAAGCCATTGCTTCAGGACATTACAATCATACTTGTAGAGACATATACTGGAGCTTATGCTGGTCTAAGGCAGATAAGGCCGGTAGATGTTACACTGATGCCTGATAAGGCAGTGCTGGTTAATATCAATGTCGAAGGAACTAACTGGTATGGCGAGGGTTTTATGGAACGGGCCCGCTCTGTTTATAATGAGTGGAAGGATTGCAATGAGGGAGCAAGACGTTATGATAGGAAGATAGCTGGTTCCCACTGGGTTATTTGGTATCCTGTTGGCAAGTCGGACTTTGGTGGAACAATGACGGATAATGCGGTTATTGCAGCTACTATCCTTAATACGCTTGAGTCCTCAGGTGGTATATCCGTTCCGAACGTCTTGCATCAGTTCCTAGAAGATAATGTAGCTAAACCCGAAAACTATGGCTGGAGGATTGAGCTTAAGGAATCCTCGCCAAGCGTAGCAGCAGGATTTAAGGAGCGATTGACTTATCTGGATACTATGAAAGTTCGGGCATTCAGTATGCCAGAACGCAGCTTGTTGGAAACCCAGTTTGGAACTAAAGCTGATTCTAAGACGCATAAGGATTTAGCAGTTACTAATCTAGAAATGTATGATAGGCTACTAACCAAGGCGTTTTGTCTTCAGGTACTTGACCAATTTGTAGAGTTGAATTGGAGTAAGCAGTACCGGGGCAAGGTCCGGCTTGTAGCGAGTCCGATTGACGATGAAACATCTTCCTATGTTGAGGAAATCTTTAAGATGATACTTGCCAACCCGCAGGGCTTTGCAGAAGAGTTTGCTCAAATTGATACGGATGCAATTAAGGATAAGCTTGGTATACCGAAGTCTGGTCAGGTGGCCCAAGCTGGTGATAAGCATGGTGGTAATGGAGATGTGACTATGCTTCCTCCAGAGCCACCCCTTGAAGGTGTACCTACCGAAAAACTTAAACAGATTCAGGCGTCTTTGCGCAACCGTCATTTCTTGAACTCAGCTACAGGCAGACTCGTACTGGCGCTTGCGGATAGGCATCGGAGGAAATAGATATGCTTGTGTTATCTAGAGTTCGACATACAGATAGGACTAAGCGGCTTGCACGGGCACATGCCCGTGATGTAGCACCCTATGAGCGGCAAGCTGTAGCGCTTGCCGCTCGGACCGCTTTACGCTCTTTTGGTAGAGCGATGGGTGGCTATAAAGTTGGCCGTGCTGGGTGGGCGAGCGAGATTCAGGAGGATTTAAGTGCGTTAAAGCCACAATTATCCAGAGCAATGACACTAGCATTTTTATCTGGATATAAACGTGCATTGATGGAAGCGTCCCTGAGCTTATCCACGTCAAGCGGGCTAGACGATGCAGTAATAGCGCTACAAGCGCGCTTGCGTGTGCCCACCCGCACCCTGACACGCCTGGCGAGTGTGAATGACGCAGTAGCGCTTAAGGTATTGGATGGTGTAAAGAGTTCGGTCGAAAAGAAGCTCCAACAAGCTATATTGGAATCTATACAGGAAGGTCAGCACGTTAAGGAAGGAGTGCAGACTTTAAGGAATGCCTTTGATGCAGCTGGTTTAACACCTACTAATTCGTTTCAGCTGGAAGCATTATTCAGGACGCAGATGCAATTAGCCTATAATGCAGGACACTGGATAGCGGACCAAAGGCCTTATATTCAGGAGTACTTGTGGGGTTATAAGTATGTAACCATGGGTGATGATAGGGTAAGGCCAGCGCACCAGCTGTTAGACGGTGTGACGTTGCCTAAAGATAATGCGTTTTGGTTGGAAAACTATCCTCCGAACGGCTGGGCATGTAGATGTGTAGCCATAAGCCAGTTTGAGGAGCGCGAATCAGTTACACCAACGGGCCCCACTATTATTGACGGTGAGGAGGTGGTGCCTGGACCGGATGAAGGCTTTGCATTTAATCCTGGAGATATTTTTAGTGATATGATGGATATGGAGTTTTCGTTAGGCAAGACTTTAATGCTTGGTGGCCCCGGCTCAGGACACTTCGGACACGCAGGAAGACCGGGCTATGTAGGAGGCTCAGAGTCTGGTAGCAGTGGCAAGAGTTTTATATCTCCTAATGTTGAAGAGAACTTGCACTTTAAGGATGCAGAGCACCGACTTACCACCCGGACCCATAAAAAGAATATGACTACGTTTAATCGTGTAGATAAGATACTGGGAATAGACACGAGGCAAGAGGACGCTATCGGTGCTTGGAAGGATGGTGCCGAGGACTCTTCTGTTGTGCATTATCCTAGAAATACAAGTTATGAGGACATAAAAGCATCCGCTGTTATGAAAGGTTTTATTGCAAATCAGAAGGCAGTACTCGTATTTAAGGGTGGAGAGGGTGAACACATAATGTACCGGGTCCGAGTGGCTAATACTAAGTTGGAGTCCCTTCACCAAGGACTTCTGAAGCACGGACTCCAGTTTCATACGTTAGTGCCTTATGGTAATAACACGGATATATATGTACTCGACCAGGAAATCAAGAGTCCAAAAATAAAGAATGGCATAAAGACATTTAAGGATGAATACAATGGCCGAATCACGAGATACCAAGGAACCGGAGAGTTCATCGGAAGTGACGAGTCTAGGGAAACAGCTCGGCGAGAGTATGGGCGAATACTTGAAACGTACTTCCAAGGAATTGGGGATAGAGGACGAGTCCTTAGAACCCAGTGGAACGGACTTCGCCATCATTGGAGCGCCCCATCCGCTGAAGGACTAGTTGCATCATTAGATACAGATATATATGTATTAGGTGGTGAAGGTTCTGGCCACTTCGGCCATGCTGGGCGACCTGGTGAAGTAGGTGGCTCAGCT